GTATCCATTATCATTTTATGTGCAACTATCTGACGCTTATGCTGATATCGTTGATGATGTAGAACTCCAGAACCATCTCCCCACCAATCTTTCTCTACCGTCATTATTGAGTAATCAATACAACCAATCACTCTACTGTTCTTATTATAGGCATATACCTTATGTCCTTCTATAAGTTTACCCTTCTTAACACTCCACACCTTACCACATTCACTCACTAACCACTTGTCATATACCTTACCGAAGCATATGGGTGGTTTCATCTCTATGTCTTTACCATCTATGTTCATGATGATATTGTCACTGTTCATATCGAATAGGTTCACACTAACCATACTTGAATTCTTTTCCTGCTGCCTCCTCTAGTTGAGCCATAACATCTTCAGTGAAGTATGTCTCAGGGTCATTCAGAATAGTCTTACCAAACTGCTTCGAACCATCAGGCAACTCAATACGAGTCGATACCTTCTTGAAGATTTCATACTTCTCAGCAAGTTCCAGTAGACCATAGTACTTGTCCAACCCAGTGGAATAGGACAGTCTTACATCCACCATCTTGTTCTCAATAGTCAGACGAGACTTGTGGTTCTTGCAGTGAATGATGTTACCCACAACCTCAGTACCATCCTTGTCCTTCTTCTTGGACAGATAGACGATAGAGGATGCTGCATACTTCAGACCAGAACCACCACCCATCTCCTTCTGTGGGAACATAGAACCCACAACGTCATAGGTGTGGTTGGTGACCACCATAGGAACCTTTGCCTTACCCAGTTTCAGTGTCAGGACACGGAACGCAGCCTTAAGGACTTGTGCTCGTGTCATGTCACGAGTCTCCTTACCATCTGCCGTATCCTCCACCTCTTTGGTAGTGGACAACATACCCAGTGAGTCGAGACAGAGCATCATCTGTGGACGGTCACCCTCTGGTTTCGACAGATGATCATCCAGAACACGGATTGCCTGTGTACGAAACTCCTGTACAGTGGTGACAGGCATCACAACCATACGCTTAGGATCAATACCACGATCAATCACCATTTGCTTTGTGATTGCACTCTCACTCTCAAAGTACAGAACACCAGCCTCAGGGTTCGCATCAAGGAAGTTCTTAACCATACCCATAAGAAAGAATGTCTTACCTGTTGCACTCTCACCCGCAATCGCAGTGATCTTGTTCGATGGTAGTCCACCATATAGACTACCTGATAGAAGTGCATTGAAGATGTATGAACCAGTGTCGATAAAGTTCTCTACATCACCAGCCTCTACTCCATCGTCTACGATTGCAGCGTATTCGTTTCCTGCTGCCTTAATTGCGTCCTGTAAAAAATTACTCATCCGTGCCTCCTTTATAAAGTAGATTCCCTTCTACCATTCTCTGGTCGATAATCTCAACTAGAATGTCACCAATCATTGTGAAAAACTCATCATCAAATTGGTCACGGGGAATGTTGTTGTTGTCTTCAATGTGATATTCAAACGATAGATTGGCTTGACCATCCTCGTTTGGTTCTGGTAGATTTATAGTTCCGTAGGAGTAGATAACTCCAGAGAACTTATGATCACCACGCAATAGAATAGATGCTGTTGCATCACCTTCTCTTGATACATATTCCCAAATATGTTCACTCATACTTCCCATCCTTCTCCAAAATCTGTATTGTCAAATACAGGTTCATTAAATGTGTCTTCTTTCTGGTTACTGTCAACTAGACCATCCTGTTCACTTGCATCTAGGTCATGCAGACGCATCTTTGCACGGTCGATACCGATAACAAATCTCTTGTTCATCGTTGGGTCATTGTATCGGTTCTTCAACTGCTTGACTGCGATTTGGTTTCGTTCCTCAAGTTCCTCACTAGAAATAAGCGCAAACATGAGGTCTGCCGTAGCAGGAAGACCAAAAGACTCTGACGTGTCTTCCAAACCAACATCTGTATTGGAGTACCCACTCCTTGTGGTCTGTGTTGCCGACATAATCGGGACATTTGTTTCAACTGCGAGTCCTCTAAGTTCTTCTGCAATTGATTTAATATACATGTACGAGTTGACATTTGCTGCCCCCTTGAATCTACTAGATGCACAGATGTTCAGATAGTCAATGAAGATGATATCTGGTTTGAATGACTTCTTGACTGCGAGTTCCTTGATAAGACCACGAAAGTGTCCAGAGTGTGCAGATGCAGTTGGATACTCCTTGATTACCAATTGACCAGTGGTGTTCTTGATAATCTTGTTAATCTTGTCATCATACATCTGCTTTGGTAGACTATGTAGGTCTTCCATAGAGATATTCATGAGGTTTGCATCTATGCGTTCTGCGATACGTTCCTCTGCCATCTCCATAGAGATATACAACACGTTTCTACCTTGGTTCATGCAGTTTGCAGCCATGTGACACATGAACAGAGACTTACCCACACCAGTTCCAGCAAGGGCAATGTTCAGTGTCTTAGGTGGTAGTCCACCCTTGGTGATACGATTGAAGAAGTCAAGGTCGAAAGGTATCTTCTCTTCTATCGTGTGGTAATAATCAAATCGGGCATCTGCGTCCAACAGGTAATCATGGCCAACAGAATTATCGAAACCCACAGCAAGGGCATCTGTGAGAATGCTTGGGATAGCATCGACATTTCGATTCTTATCCTTTCCATCAATAATTTGAATACCTTCAACAATTGCATTGTATACCGCCTTATCCTTACAGAATTTCTCTGTGGTTTCTACTAACCAATCAAAGTTCACATCTTTGTCGTTCTCTAGTTCCTTCACCACCACCAATACACGCCGAATGTCATCCTCGTTCAGATCACGGCGTGAGTCAATCTCAATCTCTAGAGATGACTTGGTGGGTAGTGCATTGTATTTCTCTACGAACTTCTGTATCTCTTCAAATACGATACGCTCAGTACGATCAGCAAAGTACTCCCCTCGTATAAAGGGAAGCACCTTTCGTGCATACTGCTCATTACCTACCAGCTCTGATAGGGTCGTTCGTTCAATCGTTTGCATATGTCACTCTTTCTCTTTGAGATAGAAACTATTCTGTCTTTGCACCACATCTAATAGTGTATTCTCATTCCAACCGTTTTCTTCCAGAATGACTGACATATCCTCTGGTGGAATAGTCAATACAGATTCGCGTGTGCTTGGGTCAAATTTATAATATTTGGTTATGTTAATCATATGCGTTTACCTTTATCATACATTCGTTGAGGAAATCCAATCCCTCAGTATTCTTATAGGGATGCGTATACCATACCTCTATTATACCTGATGAGTATAACAGTTTTGCACAAGAAAGGCAAGGGACATGTGTAATAAATGCTGTTGCGCCTTCACCTGACTCAGTGCTTCTTGCAAGCTTGGTGATTGCGTTCTCTTCTGCGTGTAGAACTTCTGGTTTGGTAACGAAGTCCTCATCCTCGCATACGTTGGTCCACCCAGAGGGCATACCGTTATACCCTATGGATATGATGCGATCATCCTTGACGATCACACAACCCACCTTGAGTCGTTCTGCTGTGCTGCACTCTGCATAGTTAAATGCAGACTTCATATGTGCTGCAATATGTTTATTCTTCATAGTGCGTATTCATAATTTCTAGTTGTCTCATTCTGTTTGATCAAAAATGCACCATTCTTGGTATGAAAATTGTGCGCCATATCGGTGTTGGGTGACATGGTTACGAGTCGTTCCCAACCATTGTATATGGCCCAATCTCTCAGGTCCATAATTATCTGTCTACCCGCTTTAGGTTTATAACTCCATACTGTGTAAGGTATGGCATACAACCCTCTTTTAGATAGGGCAATGTCTCTTGTATCCTTGGGAATATATGTTGTCATTGCAACACAAACTATAGCGGCAGGGTCATCCTCTTCACCGATATAATACATTTCACCCACACTCTTACGCCATGCGTAGGATAATGTGGGTCTTACAGGGTCATCTTTGATGTATTCATCACTTGTCAGTATCTTCATAATCTCTCGCTTATACGTTAAAAGACTCTCCACACCCGCAGCTGCTACTCGCAGTTGGATTGATAATCTTGAGGAAACTACCACCAAGCTCTGTCACATAGTCAACTGTTGACCCCAATACGAACATCTCTGCCATAGGGTCAACCACCAGCACATCGTCAATGGGGTCAGACCAATCAACGTCTGGCCAGTTCTTGGAGAAGTCCCATACATACTGCATACCAGAGCATCCCCCGCCTTTTACGCCGAGGGACACAAAGTCTCCGTCACTCACAGATTTCAGATAGTCTCTTGCTGAGTCAGTGAGGGTAATCATGACAGGCGTTGTCCCTGTCGCAGTAGATACGCTAGGACATTAGACCAGTACTGTA